TGGCATTAAACAACTCAGGGAACCGCGTGTTACCAGTCTTGGCCTGTTCGCATCTGACGGCAAAAGTGAAACAATCATTAACACCCCAATCAAACGGCTTGTCTCGATGGGATTCAATTTGATTGTTTAACTCTGTTTGCCAGTCAATCATTTTTAAGCAAACGGGCCTTTAGGGTATCCAGCCGAAACCGATGCCGGTGGCCTTAGATCATAAGTGCTATCACCGCTGCCCCAAGCAATTGTCTTATCTTGCAGATCAGCAACAAAGTCAAAGCCTTTGTCCCCAGAATACAAAGCCTTCTGATCCTCACTGGTATAACGCCGCAAGCGTGGTCGCTCTAGGTCAATAAGCCGATGCTCAGCTGTAACTGTAATAGTCGAAGTGTCTCCATCATCATTTATAGCCATAACATCCATGCGACCATCAAAACATAAGAACGGATCGGCGATAACGCCATAATTGGCATCAAACACACCTAAATAAATCTTCGCGCTACGCCCCTGATATGGCTCGCTCAGAGCCACCGAAAGAATATCGGATGGGATACCACTCAGACCAAACCGAACGCCTGTAGATGCTATTTCTTGCGTTTCTTCGATCCGTGAAATAGCGCCAAGCGTTCCGACACCAGAATAGGTATTGCCGCCAAAAGTGATGTCACTATAGCCGCTCCATATCCGACTTGTGCCGCTATCAAACGCCAACTCAACAGCATAGAACGGACGTAAGACATCGGCATCAAATTCCGTTTGTACGGCTGTGGTGATGGTTCTGGTCATAATGCCTCCGCGCCACCAAATGATATCCCATAAGTTGCGATATAATCGATGTCCCAACTTGTTTCGTTGCTAGCAAGCCGGAAATGACCTTTACAGTTTGAAACCGTTACCGCTGCATCATCGGTCGGCGATGAACGCAAGTTCGGCCAAATATCAATGTCGGCTTCGCCGCTGCCATTGGTGTCAACATCATTAAGAACCTTATAAAGTTGTGATGCCGAGCCAGAGCCTAGCTGAATGTAATCGCCGGCTAGCAAATATCCTGTAGCGGAAAGCGGCAACCCATCAATGGAAAGCGTGCCACCTGTTTGGCTCGCGCCATTAACTACCGGCGTACCAGCCGCAGTAGAAGCCGAGCCACGCGGAGTTGCGCCAAGCGGATCACCGATCAGGAATGTGCCGGTCTGGCCGTATAGCTTCATCAGGAATGCCACCCATTGCTCGGCATCTTCGCGCTTCATCCGTGGCAACTGAATATCCACTTCCCAGCGCTGGCCGGAATACTGATAAACCTGTTGTTTGAATGTGAATGGCGAAACCGAAACACCGACCACATTGCGAGCAATCAATCTGATCGCGGCTGGCGTTTTATTGGTTGGCGCTGATAACGGATAGGTGATAGCCATTAGAAGCCTCCCATTGCTTTGCTGAATGACCCGCCACGTTGCCGCGCTTCCGCCACTGCCGCTTTAGATGCGTTAGCGATCTGCGGCATCAGGTTTGCGATTTCAGCGCGTACCGTTTGCTGTACGCCGGTTGTTACGTTGATTGTTTGGTTCACTGTTACACCGGTGCCACCTAGATCAGAATTTGGCGTGATACGTCCTGCCGTATGCGGAATAAACAACTCCGGCCCGCGCTCACCGATTAGAACTGGCTTATCGCCAGCAACAGTACCGCCAAACGCTGCGGTTTTTACCGTCGTCGTGCCTGTGGATGGGAATACGGATTTGATCGCGCCACCGATGCTCTGCACCAACTGCTCAACGACCAAGATGCGGAATAATTCAGAGATAATCATATTGGCCATAGATTTGAACGCATCGGACGCGCTCTTAGTGCCCTTGAATATCTCCATAAAGAAATTGCTGATCGATGGCGCTAGTGCCTGATCGAATATATCAGCCTGTTCCTTGAGTTTCTTATTAGCTTCCTTAACCTTCTCGGTTCCGCCTGTACCAGCTTTTTCTATGGCGTTTGTAACATCATTGGCGGCATCGCGAACCGCAACAAGCCGGCCAAGATAGTCAACAAAATCTTGCGTACCTTGCTTGGTAGATTGGTTTAGGATTTCGATACCATCATTGGCAACATCAAGCGCTTGCTTGGTATCAAGTGAGCCGGTACTTAATTGCTTAAACACCTCAACAAGCGATCTGGTCTGGCTCTGTGTTAAGCCAAGTGTGGCTCTCATTTGATTGAGCGCCTCATGCTCCATGCTGTACATACCAGCCGTTGCAAGCGTTAATGCTCGCTCCAAGAAACCAACGCCGTCAGTCAATTCCTTGATTTCATCGCTTACGCCTTGCGTGGCCTTCTGAATAGATGCGAATGCAAGATCAAGCCGCATCTTAGCCAACTTCTGCGACACCATATCCGTCGCATCAATCAACTCATTTGACGTTTCTGTTACACTAGATATTGCATCATTAAAATTGATAGCAGCGCCGCTAGTCTTTTCAAAGGCGACACCGACAGCGGCAAGAATAGCAACGCCAGCACCCAAGATCGCACCGACCGGCCCGAAGATACCTAATAACTGAGAACCTTGCTGACCAAATGCTTGAATAGCGCTAGTGCCGCCGGCAATCTGAACCGCAAAGTCACCGACCTGATAACCAGTCTGTTGCAAACCTGATTTGGCAAATCTGGATAGCCCGCGAGTATTGTCATTTACCGCCGCACCAAACTGGTTCGTGCCTAAAGTTGATTTCTTAATGCGCGTATCAAATTGATTTAGGCTATTATTGATATTACGGATGCCAGCGGTCGCATTGTCTTGGACTGCAACAACAATATCTAGTTTATTTGCCATCCTGTTTCTCCGCTAGAACTCTGTAATAGGCGATCCATTCATTATACTCATCAAAACTGATTTCTTCAATCTCAGCTATCGTCTTGCCTAACTTCTCAGCTAGCGTAATGAGATTGAAGCGGAATGGATCGCTTCTTAGTTTTTTTCCTTCGCCTCAACGGTGTCGGAACTAAAAACCGCGCCAAATACGTTGGCGATTACATCTACAGGCTCACCCATCAATACTGGCTTATCTTCCAGCGTAAACATCTTTTCGCCGGCATCGGTCTCAGCCTTCATAATGATGATTTCGACCATAGCTGCCATAGATGGGTTATTCAGAAAGTCCTTATATTTGGCGCGGACTTTCTCAATCTCTCTAGCACTAACATCCGTAAAGTAGATTTGGAGCGGAGCGTCATCTTCGCCCCACTCCATAACATCTACCGACCTACGTTCACGAGCCGCACGATTAGCGGCAATACGTTCTGCAATACTCATGATGCCACCTCAATGAGTACTAGACAGTCGTCTCAGACAAAGCGCCAGTGCCTTGAATGGTGAAGCTACGGTCAACGGTTCCATCAGTCGTTCCGGTAACACTACGGCCAGTCACGATTGCTGTGCCAGTGTAGTAAGTGTCGCCAGCGGTATCACCTTCTGGATAGAAGTTGATTGTGATTTCAGAACCAACAGTCAACGCGCCTTGGCCAGAACTATCTGTCTCATCCCAATACACGTCGATTGTGCCGGTGAATGTTTTAAGACCGGCAACGTAAGTGCGTGACGTATCGCCAAGCGCAGTCGTCTCAATAACGTCGCCAGTTTCTTCGATTGTGTAGCTTTTCAACTCAGCTACGGCATTGGAACCAACTTTTACAGTTCCTTCGCTTCCAGTATGTACGGCCATAATTAAACCTCATTCTCATCAGTTTTAGTTGCAACAATAGCTGATTTTTTCGTCTTTGCTTTGACTTTGCTCGGCTCGTCAACCGACCATCCTGCTTTGATTAACCTAGCTGCGCTATCTTCCCAGCAGATAATCATATCGCCATCAGGGCTATATAACTTTACTCGTTTCATATCATATCGCCGTTTCTATGTCGTTTTCGATTGTACCGTAAGTAACCTGAACTGTAAATCTGCCAACCCCAACAGATTGCTCGCCCTCACCGATAAAGTCGGCCTCAAAGTCCAGAACCTTAGTGTCCTTGGCGTATCCGCCACGGGTGTTATCCGTATAAAGCGCTTCTTCAATCTCTAGCCCGATCTGATCTAAGCTATTATCAATGACGCTTGTGCCTTTTACATAAAACTCGACACCTACCTCTAATGTTCGCATCTGCGTCCGTGGCCGAGTAATTGTGCCGTATTCTGTCGTCTCTGATTTGGTGTAAATACAGATAGCCGGCAACTTCGCTTCCCCCAGTGGAAATAGCCGCGTCTGAAACACGTTTGAGCCAGTCGTGGTTAGGCCGGTCAATGTCGTCGTTACGTTATCGCGGATCAGTTTCCGAATGTGAGCCATCAATCTTCTTCCAGAACCAATGTGGTTATGCCAGTGCCGTCTGGCTGTACAACACGAATAGTATAATCGATGGCATTAATAACAATGGCATCACCTTCTGCCGCCGCAGGAATATCAGCAGTGCGACACATAAATCGCGGCTGTTGCATAGCAACCATGACACTGCCGCCAGCATCCGCCTCAAAGAACTCATTATCAAATATGCCATTTACTGTCCCGCCGCCATAAGTCGCTGCAACGCCGAAGTCATCGACACTAAAAAAGATTGCGCGATCATCTGCGGTTTCGACAGCCATTATTTTTTACCGCGTGTGCGTTTAATAATCGGTGAAGCGGTGCTTCTATCCAGCCCAATAGACCGATCAACTTTTTCTTCTTCATACGGAACTGCCCTTTGCGCCGCAATCAAATCAAACGCATCTTTATGCGTTACATCAGCGATGTCGCCAGCATTATAATGCTCGCCGCCGATAAGAATGTTCCGTGTGACTTTAATCTTTACCATTTTCATACCCTAGAAAATAGGGACGGGTTTTGACACCCGCCCCCATCAACATTAAGCGGTGATGTCTTTGATCGCCGCGAACGATTGCGCGTGACGAACTGCGAAATCAACTTCTTGCATGACGCGGATACGAACCGCACCAGAAGAGCCGCCGGTATATGGA